CAATACCACCTGTGAATCCACGAGTTGAAGAATCATTCAAGTATTTCCAATCAGACTTGTAGAAGTCGTAAGAACCACGACGGAAACCAGTAAATCCTAGATTTAACGCCATGTTTTCATCGTTTTCAAACACACCGTAAGAAGTACCACCAGCACCATAAGAGTTCTGAGCGGCTAGCATGTTATCAATTTCTAAAGACTTAGCACGATCTAAGAAAAGCATGTTTTCTTCAATAGACCCTTGCTTGTCTAGTTCGGCCAATAAGTCGTCAAATTGTCCAAGACCACCGGCACCGTCAAAGTCAGTACCAGAGTATTGAATACCGCGAGACTCAATAGCAGCAAACAAACCTTCCATACCAGCAAATCCAGCTTGACCTGCAGAACCAACTGTAGTATTAGACGCTTCTTCAGATTTTTCAGCTTCGATCATAGCCATTTCAATGTGATCCATAAAACGTAGACGAGCTTCGCTTTCAGCTTTCATGTACCATAAGTAACCAGAAGCACCAGCTTCAGTAGTAACTTCGATCCACCCGATTTGAGCTATGTCAGAAGCATCAACAGCAAAGTGATCACGTAAAATAATAGGCTTGTTATTAAATGTTTTTACCTGAGGCTCTACAGCCACACCAGGAACTGGATCAGTAGCAGTACCAGAACCTGATCCTTTTTTATACTCAGAACCAAAGATAAACATTTTACAACCAGTAAGTGCACCTGAAGATGCAAGTGCGGTAGCATCTGCAGCTCCGTAAACTTGAATACCAAAAGTAGGGTTGCTAGCGTGAATAGCACAAATACGACCTTTAAGCTCTTTAGAACCGTCAGAAGTAGTAATTACTACAGTTTGTCCAATAGCTAACAATTCGTGTTGGTTAGCAGCAGTTTCAGTATCAGCTACTACCGTTAAATCACTATCTTGATCTACGTCAGCTACATCAGCGATGTTAACTGTAAACGCAGCGTGCAATCTACCTTGCTCAGACCATACAACACGGTCAGATTGTAAAGGCATTTCTGCACCTACCATAGATAAGAATCCAGAAATAGTACGCTTTCCAAAACGCTCTACTTCTTTTTCAAGAACTTCTGGTAATTCAAATGAATCACTAAAGTTCATGTTAGCTAAGGCGATATAGTTTTCGCCAGTAGCTTGCTTAATAGGACGTGGAGTTACACCACTAGTCCCAATAGTTAATGTTGCCATTTTTAATTAAGTTTTAAATGGGTTATTTTCTAGTTTTAATTTTAAGCCTAGAACCACCTGTACTCGGATTTAGCACTTTATAGGTAACGCCATTTGAAGCTGTGACTTTTTCATGCACCCCTCTCGGGCCCATATCAACATTCTTCGATTTAGCTACACTATCTTTTAAAGCGTCTGTACGACCTTGCTCATAAAAGTGTTGTGCAATTTGATCCGGGTTCATAGCCGTAAACAAAGATTTGTGGTAACCCTTAGCATCTGACATCTCACCGTTTTTATCTAAGAACTTCCCGATAAAGTTATTGATGTCGCCTTGAGTTTCACTAACCTCCTTAGCGTTCTTAACATTAAAGCGGTATTTTTTTTCACCTACATTAAAATCGAAACCTTCGAATTTATCGCTGAAAACTTTTGCGCTTTCTTGTTTAAAACGATCCGTACGCTTTTTAGCTATTTTAGCGGACTCTTCGCTTTCTTTTGTATAGCGATTAAAAAAATCAACCGCTTTTTGCTGTTCTGGATTTAAGCGTGATCCCGCTTTAATCTCATCGTAATATTTATTTTTAAGACCTTCTAAATGATTTTTAGCTTTTGCAAGCTCTTGTTTTCTTTCAACTTTTTTACGGCGAACCTCACGCTCGTCATCTATTTCTTCGTCATATGAAAACTTATCTTCCATTAAGAAGCTTATATCTTCTGCATCTAAATTTGGATTAGCGTTTTGATAATATTCGCGTAATAAAGCATCTTCGTTTAATGAAGCGTAATCTGTATTAAGCTTTACGTAATCCTCTAACGTGCCACCTGTTTCATTCATAAAGTCTACAACTTTTTGAATATTTTCAGGAAGCTCTACTCCGGCTTCTTTAGCTTCTTCAATTGCTTCTTCAACTTCTTCTTGAAGCTCTTCAACAACCTCTTCAACTTCTTCGTCGGTTATTTCCTGTAATACAGGTTGTTCTTCTTGTGCTACCTCTTGCTCTTCAACAACATCTTCATTGCCGACACTTTCTCCGGTAGCCTCTTGATTTGTTTCTTCGATGTTTTCCTCTCGTACTTCTTCGCTAGTTTCGGATTCGTCGCGTACAGGAACCTCATCTGTGCTTTGCTCTTGAACGGCATTTTTACTAAAATCTAGTTTAACGTCGCCGTCGTCATTAACGCCGACAACTGGTGTAACTTCTTCACTCATGATAAAATATTATATAATTATATACTGTTATTATTACTTGGGATCAAAGGTTCCTAAACCGAAACCACCGCCAAGTACATCGTTACCCCCTGATTCAAAATTCTTTGGAGGCGTTTCTTTCTTTCTTTGCTCTATTAGCTCACTTTGTTGAGTTGCTTGAATTTTTGTTCTTTCGTCTTTGCGGTCTTCTTTTTCTTTATCTCTACCTCTCTGACCTTGAACTTCCATGCTTCTTATTTGCATGTTATAATTAAACTCTAGCTCCATCAATTCTTTTTTAGCGTTAACTTCAAAAGCCATTTTTTGTTGCTCTAGCTGTGCTTTAACTTGCTCTAATTGGAACTGTATTTGAGAGTTTGCTTGATTTTTTTGAATTTCTGCTTGGGCCGCTACTTGTTGAGCTTGTGCATTTGCTTGTGCTTGAGCTTGTATATTTTGTTGCTGTATAGCTTGATCTCGTTGCTGTTTAGATTTACGTCTAAGCTTAAGTAATTGATTAGCTAACTTTAAATTTTTAACTTCTCTAATATCTATAGCGTCATCTAAATCTACTAATCCCGCAGACAATGCTGTTTGTATATTATTTTCTAATAACCCTTTTTCTTCTTCGTCTGGTGCTAGCTCTAAAAATATACCAAAATCATATAAGTGCAAATCCGCTAACTCAGATAATGTTGCTGCATTAAAACCGCCAATTTTTTGAACAAATGCTTTTTCTGCATTTCCATATTCTAAAACATCAGAAATACGTAACGACAAACACTCTGCTAATTGTTTTGTTAAAAACAATCCTGAATCAAGTATATGCCTAGTAGCGGTATTAGAATTTGCAGCTGCTAATTTTTGCACACCCACTAAAGCTCTAGAATCAGGTACGGATCCATCACGCGCTTCATTAAGACCGGTTACATCACGAATCATTTGCATATAATAGTTATATGTAGTAATAAGTGTCTGTAGCTTTTGGCCACCTGATCCTGTTTGCAAAGGCTGAATTGGCACTTTGCCTGGATTCATATCTCCTTCTTGTGTAAATGAGCGACCAATAACAGAACCCGTTTGGAAGAACATGTTTAACGCTTCTTGCGGATTATAATTCGTACCATTACCTAAATCTATTTCAGCTAAACCGTCTACATCAAGATAAACACCATCAGGCATCATCTTCTGCATTACTTGCTGTAATTTTAAATGGGTAATTTGAATCATATCGGCAAAACCAATACAGCGACTTACTAAAGATTCTATTCTACCCTTATACATTCTAGGTGCAACAATACTATAGTTCATTTTAACTTTAGCACTATCGCTTTTAGGTCGCATCATATTTTTACATAGTTCCCATTTCAGCACTATGTCTGTTCCTAAAATCATAACGCCGTCATATAAAACCTCTATAGATCTTGAAATTTTACCAAAATCTTCGCTATCCGCTGGTGGTTTATATTGATCGTCACGTTCAATAGCTTTATCGGCTCCTGTGGCTGTCTTTTTAGTTTTATAAACTTCGTTCATGTAAGTCTTATAATTAAAGTACAAAACCTGAACTAAGTTATTATCTTTTCTTCTATCGTCGGTATAAATTTTATTTCCTGTACCGTGATATTGTTTACCACCTTGATCTTGTATATTTTTAAGATCTTCATTTGTTAAATTAGGAAATTGCTTTGCTAATTCGTTTATAGGTATTGTTTTTATTTCGCCAACATAATATAAGTCTTCAAAATAAGGCGATTCTGTATGCGAATAAACTATATCTGCTGGATCAACATAATCTATAGTAATACCTTCAGATTTAGAATAAGAGTTTTTAACAGCAGCAATGCCTATTGTAGCTAAATCATAATAAGTTCTTTTCTTAATAAGGTCATAATTATTTCCATCAAAAAGAGTATTAATTGCTGTTTCTTCTGCTATTTCTATGCTTTGCTTATATTTAAGCTGCATATGCAATTCTAGTTCTTCTTTCGATTCTGGTAATTTAGTAGGATCGTTCTCGTATAAGTTAATACCAAAAGCCTCTTTTGCGTAATCGTTTATACGCTTTGATTGCATGTCTCTTACAATAGAATTTACATACTCGGTTCTTTTAGCAACACCGTATTCGTCTTGAGAATATGCTTTCAAATCAAAAGCTCTATCTGCAATACCGTTTACAACAATATCAACAAACTTAGATAATATAGGTACAGGCTTCCAATCTAAATTTAAATAAGATAAATCACCATTAATAGATAATTCATCTTTATATTTCTGTATACTTTGCTCGCCTCTAGCGTATAACCGTAAATTGTGATAAGAGTTTTGATTACTTCTATATCTCGCTGTACCGTTATCGTTATTAAACCACTCTTGCTGAATAGCTCGGCCAACTTTAAGGCCGTATTCTTCAGAAGCTTTTTCTTGATCGCTAGCCACTTGGCTCGGGAAGTAATTGCCGTAGCTCGTATAAGCCATATTATTTTATTATTTTTGAAGTGAAACCATCTTGCTTATATTTAGCAATATTAAGGTTTAATTTTTGTTTTTGCATTTTAGCAACAGGTCTATATAAATCTTTATGACACGCCATAATTGCTAAACCAGAACTAATAGCGGCATCAAACTTTGTTCTATTATTTATATCAAACTTAGACCAATCATTTAAAGTATCGTTAAAATACATATTGCCGTAAATACCTTCAGCTATTAATCCAACATGGTCGTTGATATACATTTCAATTGCAGCAGCGTGTGCTTGCTTCATATCCATACTAGAGTTTGGTATACCACCTATTTCTTTTTCAGTTATGGAAAGCTTATTCCATAATCTGTCAGGCCGGTTCATTGAATAACCTCTGTACCCTCTTCTTTTAAAATGATACAATAACCTAGGTTTGTTATTCTCAGCAAGTATTGGCATTCCGTAAAACACGCACGCCATTAGTACGTCTTCGAAAAATATCTCTGCTGTTTGAGGCCTAGCTATGTATTCTAAAAAGAATGAGCTAGGTGGTGCATCTTCCATTGTAAACTTAGTAAGTCCGTGTAATGCACCTTTAGAGCCCTTGCCGTCAGTCGTTCCTGAAATATCGTAGCTATCACAGCCAAATGCACCTATGTGTCCGTTGGCTGGATATTTAATACCGTTTTTAGTTATCCACTTATTTTGAAGATGCGTACCAGGAATCCATGATACTTTAAATCTACCTTGAGGGCTTGGTGTAAATATTACATTTGTATCTTTTACACCGTTAACCCACTGGAAATTACCCTGTGATATAATATTACTATTACGCAGATCTTCGTTATAATCAATCTGTTCGTATATTTTTGCTAAATTAAATATACTATTTTTTGTTTCATCTCTAAAAGCGTGCTCTTCTGTACGCGGAAACTGACGATAATATTCGTTTAAAGCGTCTTGATCGTTTCTTAAACCTTCAACTTCGTTTTCCCAATAATCTATAACACCTTGTTCTATCTCATCACCCCACGGATCAACAACTTTTTTTCTAGGATTATTAAATACAGGTTGCCCGTGTTCATCAATAAAACCTTCATAGTTCCATTCCATAGGTATAAACAAAGAATATAAACCAGACTTTGTTTGTCCGTTAGAATTACGCTTGGTTACATCTGAATCGTTATATAACTTTTTAAAGTTATCACCACCTTTGTCTAAAGCATTTGATGTTGAACCCATCATACACTTACCTATAATACGTGCACCAAGTCTTAACGTTGTTTTGGTAACTCGCCAGTTATTGAGGATATTGTCTGGTCTTTCCCATTTACCACTTTCGTCATGGACAAGCAGTTTAAGCTTTTCGCCATCGTAAGAGTTGTCGCCAGTGTTTTTCCAGTCAATTGTTGTATCAAGTCCTTCAAGCTCTATTTGCTTTTCTTGCGACTGTATGGATTTCCTAGTGAGCTTAGAAGCTGGAACTCTATAAGCAAGTTCGGTCTTTGGCCGATCCATACCGTCCTGTATAGGTTTGAAGAAAAACGGATAGTTAACTGAGATGGGGACAACTTTGTCGGTGAACATTTTCTTCGCATCAGCACCTGTTTTTGATAAGATACCAAATCTGGCGTCACTTGATATGGTTGCCATGTTGACAGTTTCACCGGATGCCATGAACGAAAATCCACTCCGTCTGTTTTTAAGATAGCACATTCCGTAGCTTCTAGTATCAGCTTTGCATGCTTCCCAGAATATAAAGAAGAGTCTATTTGCTTCTCTATAGTCAGGGTGTCCGACATCAATCTTTGACCATTGCAGGTACATGTAATGAGTACCAGTAATATAAGTTGGTACATCTTTGTTATAAAACCAATATCCACCTTCACGTCTGTTAAATTCTTCGTCAATATAACCTTCCCACTTTGCTTTAAACTCGTCCGGATAGTTTTGCCAATCAAATATACTCTTAATATTTTTAAGCTCCTTAGGATAGTCCGAAACAGTCCATTTGTTAGGTCCCTTTTTTAAGGATTTAGGCTCAGGCGGTAATGCAATATGCAAATTTTGTATTTCAATAACCTGGCCTATCTGACCTGTTCTACTTATTACAATAATATCGTGTTCTTTATTGTAACCGTATTTCCACGACTTAGATCTATTTAACCTGTTTATAGTTGTAAACTTTATAGGCTCTACAACTTTTACTAAGTTCTGTTCGTACATTACTTAGATCTTTTTTCTGCAAACCCAGAAAATGTTTTCTTTTCATCTTCTTGTTTAGGTTTATTTTCAAGAATACGTTCTTCTTCTTCAATACGTGTAAGTATTTCAAAAGCGTCAAATATTGCTAGCTTTTTAGTTGCCGCAGCGTTTTTTAATCTATCAGCAGATACATCATCTTCTGTATTAGTAATGATTTTTTCTTCTGCTACTTTAATTAATTC